GAACTTTTGAGAATCTCAAAAATTTGGAACGCGTCAGGCGAATATGACGAAACTGAATTTGCCGGCAGGTTGTTTATTGACGATCTTCATCTTGATGAATTCGCTAGAGATAGCGGGTTCGAAATAAATGACGACGTTATAAACGAAATCGAAAAGGCCTGTAATTGCCGGATTATTTATGATTACGAGGGAGCTAACCCGAATCGGCAGTTCGGGGACAGCGAAGTCATTTTTTATTAAACGCAAACGTAAACGCAAACGTAAATCGAGGCAACATGAAAATTAAATACTATCAGCTTACAGAAGTGGCAACCCCAAGATACATCAAGTCTGATGATGTATCAGCCGAGATCTCTCTGAAGACGATCCTAAACAAAGAGGGACTTCGCACATTTGTGGCTTGCCTGAAATATGCCGACAGCAGCAAAGTGAAAATGCTTAATTCTACTTTGCTGAAAAATGCTCTTGGGCTATGCCGGGAACTAAATTTAAAAAAATATCCTACATTGAATCAACAGAGAGATCAGATTGTCGATTTAATGAAAAAGGCAAGTCGGAATAAAGAGGCGAAATTAGCTGCTAAGAAAGCCATATCCAGCTTTTTCACTCAAACTTTTAGGTTTAATCAACCGGAAAAAGTAGAAAAACTTTGGGATATCATCAATGTTTTTATGCATTGCGGAAGCAGCAATACCCAGCATTCAATTGGGTATGCATTGCTTTACTATCGCAAGATAGACCGCGAGTGGCGGTTGTGTGTAGATAATTTTTTAACGCAATAAAACATATAAAACATGAAAAAACCAACCACAATTGAAAGTTTGAAGTATATGACGCTTCAAAATACCGACAAAAAATTCGCTAAATTTGTCGATTGCTCATTGTCGACGGTTGAAAGAATCAAGCGTCGGCAGAAAACGATTATTTCAAAGCCACTGGAGATGATCGAGTTTCTGCTTGATCATTCGTCTCCCAGTACAGTTGAATTATTTATAAAAACATTCAGCGATTAATCTTTTACCAGCTTTGCGCGCTTTTTGGAGGAGCCATAGGGCGCGAGGCTGGTTTATTTTTATCCGCCTTTTTTATCGGAGCGCCATCAACGAGCATGTATGCGATAGCGTCCAGCGTGGGGTCAACCTGATCGTCATAGGAGTGAGAGTCATCACTCGTAAAATTCCTAAACTCTTTCCTGTACCCATGAACCCAGGGTTCGCGCTTCGGGAGAAAAACAAGTCCTGAGGAAATCCATGGCGAAAAATTATTTGCCCGAAGCAGCTTGCCGTTTCCGCGCGGTCTCGGAACCCCTATCACCGGAATCCCCCCTTCTCGCTGAATATCCTGTATAAGCTGCGTCCCGCTCACTTTATCTTCGACATACAAAGCCCTTAGCGGTTGAGCTACTGAGCTTTGCGCTTTGTGCTTCTCCCAGAATTCCAATAATCTTTCTTTCAGATAAGTAGCCTTGATTTTTGCTCTAAATTGATCGACAAGATAAATCCTGCCTTTATACTTCACCCAACATTGAAAGACCGTGTAGTCATTTTGTTCTCCGTCTTTCAATGCCGTATCGCAGAAAATAGCCTTGTATTCCCATGCCGGCAAGACCTCGTAAGACTCGAATTTATCCGCTTCGAAAATGCCTTCTTCATAGTTTCCGCCGCACTCTCCGCCGTAGATATGAAGCCATTTTTTAAAATTGTCCTCTTTCATCTTAGCGGAATGGTCAAGCAACTCCCGTGGGGCAAAGGGATTGTCAGTCAGGTTTGTCTTGACTACTACTAGCTCGTCATTTTCATAAACGCCGTGTTCATCAAGGATATCCTTGTAGGGAAGGACGAAATCTTCATAGACCGGATCGTCTTCATTTTCGGGGTTGAATAAAAACCAAAGTTCTGACCCGGCGGCTCTAATAGTAGGAATTAATACATCAAGGCTTTTGCGTCTGACTGTTTGCGCTTCTTCCACTAACGCAATATCGAAATTATGCTTTGATTTGATTGAGCCAAGATTGCGCGAAAGGCCAGCATAGCGAAATAAAGTACCGTTCGCACCTTGTATTTGATTGCGTTGTATTTGATAAAAATCATAAAGCGAGTGCGCGTGGATACGGTCCTCCAAAGTCGCGTGAATGGAATCATCTATAGAGTTCATGAATTCCCTTAACCCCAGAATCCTTAGCGTTTTTTTAGAGCCATTGATCAAGGCGACATCGCAAGCAGTGATAGTTTTCGCTCCTCCTCTGCCGCCGTAGAAAACCTTGAATCTTTTTGCCCTCGACAATGGTTGAAATTTGCGAGGGACTTGAATTTTAACCCTCATGCATCAACGTATTCAACAGTGATATGCGTAACAGATTCTTTTTCGCCTTCCTCGCCGTTCGCTCCTTCTCCTTCTCCTTTCTGTGTCTTTTCAGCAATCTTATCAGTAACTCCCATAGAACGTAGCAGGAAGTTAGCACCGGTAGCCAGTCCTGGCGTAAGAGACTTTTGAGTATAATGATCAATGATCATAAGTTTAGCTTTTTCAACTGTGTAACGAAATTCATCGCGCTCCGCGTACCTTTTTAGCGTCATTCTGCTAATTTCCAGCCAGAGGCAAAGCCCCGCTACACTGTAATATCTCTTTTTCTGATCGCAATACTTGAAATAACCAAGCATGGCTTCGGCAAGCTCCTCCGGCGTTTCATAGTCGCGCGGCCTTCCTGTTCTGTATCCCGGCTTTTCCTTTTTAAACTCTTCATCGCCATGATGAATCACTATCGCTTTAGTCATTTCTCCTAAACCCCGAACACCTCCATTTTTGAAAAACAAGCCGGCACTCTTTCGTCTGCGTCCACCCCATCCATGTAAACAAAAATTTAGCTCCTTTCGTGTCTTCTCCGGGCAGAAATGTCTTTGTGAAATGAGCGCAGAATCTTCCTTTCTCCCCGTCAATCTCTTTGATTTCGGACCTGGCGCAGCGCGGACAAAGATATCGTTTATCCATGCTGTCACCTCGCTTTCCAGACCAGCACTCCAGCGTCCCTTCCGTGTTCGTCTGTCCGCTTCGTCCAGCCGGTTTGTTGTTTAAAATAAACCGCAGACCATTTTGTATTACCTTTCTCCGGTTTAATTCTTTTGTATGAAATCTTGTGATATTCGCAAAATTCCTGCCAGATCGCTCCGTCCCGCTTGACTGATCCAACTCCTTGAAGCTTACAGGTATAAGCGTTCCCGCCCCTGAGTCTGGCGTCTTCGAACCAAATTTCACGGAGTCCGCGATTATTGAAGTATCTTAAAATCTCTTGCGCTTCAATAATCGAAGTAGTTTTGATGACTTCGAAACACTGCTTCTCAACATCCCAGAGCGCGAGGCCGGTTTTCGTTCCCGTGTCAATGCCGGCTATGAGTCTTGGCACTTTGATTCCGGCAGGTAGATTTGACTCGGGTGAGGCAGCTCATGAATATGACAATAATGCTTCACTGCGTTGAATGACATTCCAATTAACTCAGAAGGTAATGACTCATATTTTTGTGGCCAGTTGACGAAATGCCACGTCCCGCTTTTCGTGACGATGCAAATTGTCCCTGATATATCTTGCATCTTCTCAGGATCGAACTCTTGCCAAGGGATTGGCGTTGAAGGATCGTCGGCGGGGACTAGGCGGTATTTTTTGGCAAAATCAGACGGAAAAATATTTCGCACTGAGGATTTCAGCGCCTGCGTTCTTCCCATGTCTTGCCCTCGTATCGGTTCTTCAGCAAGGATAAAGTCGCCGTCAACAAAACTTAATCCCCATACAAAAACCTCCTCCCGCTTCTCCGGCTCTTTTTTCTGTTTAACTATTTCTTGCAGCTCGCGCCTGAAAGCTTCAAGCTGTTTTTCTTGAATTCTCCCAAAATTCTCTATTGCCTTATGTACCAGTTTTTTAATTTCCTCTTCCATTTCTCCTGTCTTCTCCTATTATAGTTTTTTGATTTTTCCGCCGCCCTTGATAAACTCCTGAACGGCGTTTTTGATATACTCTGAATCCGGCTGAAAATCAGATACTTTCTTTCTGCGTTTCATTTCAGTCGCGGCAAGATGAAAACGGCAGTCAATTTTCTCCGCCACTATCACTTCTGAAGCGCGTGTGTCAGCTCTTCCATAATTCATTTTAGCCATTAGTTATCCTGTGAAAAAATACATTAAATACATACCTAAACAGACAGACCAACAAGTCAGTACCAGGACCATTTCAATTATTATATCGCCTTTAATCATATGCCTTGACACCAAAAAGCTATAAACAAGAGGAATGCAGAATAAAACAACTGGTATATACCACCAGTAAAACGGCACATTGATCATAACATTGATCATATCATTTCCTTAAACCTCCTCCAAAAACTTTCTTATTTCCTTAGCTATCAGATAAGCTATTTCCGGCACTATCGCATTGCCCATCATTTAGCCTATTTTAGTTTATTTTTTCTAGTCTACTCGTATTCCTGAAATTTCTTCAAAAACATCAACGTCGAAATTCGGCAAAGCTTTTAGAAGTTCAATATCTTCCTGCGTAGCTGATTCATAAGCCAAACGCCAAGCTTCTTTATATTCAAGCGTTTTTAAATAGCCGCCGGCTGTTTTACAATTAGGGTTGTCTTCTTTTTCCCGTTCAGTCATATCTGATTCCGATACCCATTGAGTGACGTTGAAAAATATAAAATCTGGTTTTTTTGATTCTTCCCACACTTTACGTTCGCAGGGTTTATTGAATACATTTATAATGTTTGATTGCCGTGAATTAAAGAATCCAGTCTCATAATTGCTTGAATTCCAGTCGCCGCTATTCCCTTGGCCGCTATTCCAGTAGCCGCTATTCCAGTAGCCGCTATTCCTGTCGCCGCTATTCCTGTAGCCGCTATTCCAGTCGCCGCTATTCCTGTCGCCGCTATTACTGTGTCCGCTATTACTGTCGCCGCTATTCCAGTGGCCGCTATTACTGTGGCCGCTATTACTGTGGCCGCTATTACTGTGGCCGCTATTACTGTGGCCGCTATTACTGTAGCCTGTGTTGTCTTTTCCAACGTTCACTATGTCTAAAACTTCATGCCAAGTGAGTTCTTTAATTATTTCAATTTCATTTGTGACGTGTTTATCATCACCTTTAATGATGTCATTTCTTGCTTCAATAATAGCGACCTTATTATTCGGATTGAATTCATAATAATTAAAGCAATCCACTAATTTTTCACAGAAATGAAAACCTTCTTTACATAAAACTATTTTTTTATCTGTTTTATAGGTCTTGCCGATTTCGTATTTAAAATCTTTGCATCGCCAGTTTTGATCAAAAACTTTATATCCTTTCATATTTCCTCCAAAAACTTTCTTATTTCCTTCGCTATCAGATAAGCTATCTCCGGGACTATCGCATTGCCCATCATCTTTACCCTCGCTTTAATTTCGTCCAGTCCGAGGGGTACCCCATTATCCATTCGTAGATGTTCGGGAATATTCCAGGATAAACGCCAGCCGCTCTCAGGAGAGTTGATAATTTTGGGAAGCGGGGGTTGTTTTTTAAAGTATTCCTGCAGGCTGATTTTGTTAAAAATAGCGGCATCCAATCTGACGCCAATGGGGTAGGCAACAACCCAGACCCTTTCCCGGAGATGCGGGAGGCCGACGTCTGCTGCTGATATACATTTCCATTCCGCATCATACCCGATTTCGGCCAGGCTCCCGAGAAAGTCGCCAAACCAAGTTCCGTTCCCTTCGCGAAGGAAATTTGGGACGTTTTCCATAACCGCGAATTTCGGTCGTACTTGGCGAATGATTCCATGCATGTCCCACCACAAATTTGATCTGTCGTCATCGCGTATTCCTCTCTGAAGTCCGGCAATTGAAAGCCCCTGACACGGAAAACCACCCGTTACCACGTCAACGTGACCAATATCGCCGGCGTTAAATTTTTTGATGTCTTTGTAAATGGGAACGTGAGGAAACTCTCTACTCAAGACATTATGGCAATTCTCGTCTATTTCGCAGAATGCGGCCGTCTCGAATCCGGCTTTCTTAAATCCGAGACTGAAGCCGCCCGAGCCGGCGAACAGGTCTAAAATTTTCATACCTTCTTTTACTCTTTTCTTGAAATTCCGGTAGAATCAGGCACATTTGCCGGAAGCGGTCTATCAGGGGTTTCATGTCCCAATTTTCCTGATATCGCTCGTATATCGTCTTTAGTGAAATTTGAGACGTAACGACGACTCGGTGACCGCCTTTTTTCAATCTCTCGACAAGATCAAGAATCGTCCTCGTTTTGTGCTCGTTTCGATAATTGACCTTGTCCAGATCGTCCAGAATCACAAAGTTAGCCAGTCTCAATTCTTCGCTGTAGGTCTCGTGACCGGCTCTAATCATCGCCTGTTCCGACATTTCCCGCTTGACCTGATCAATACTGTATCGATTCATAGACACGAAAGAAGCTTTGCGGGAAGGACGATCTTTCAAAAATTCCCAAGTCAGCCGCATAGCGAGCGAGGTCTTGCCGTTTCCGACTTCACCAAAAATATAAACCCATTTTCCAGCTTCCAGAGCAGTCAATGATGCCTCGACAACTGAACCGAAATCATGAGCGAAAATAAACTTTCTTTCCTCCCGCGTTCCCGGAAAGTTCCACTCGTCAAACCTGGCGTCGGGATCATTCCCGTGTCTGGCGGCCGCCTCCCTGTCATGAATGACCTGCAAGTCCTCTTTTTTCACGCAATAGCGGCCTTGCCCGTCGCGCTTGAAAATTTCCAGACTATCAGTTTTTTTAGGTAGGTTCGATTTTCGCGTTTTAAGTGCCATATTTCTGCAGAAATCTCCAAAGCTAACCAAAGTTACCTTTGACGTATCGTTTTTTAATTCTCGCGCGATTTTGGCGGCAAGAATTTCATTTTTAGCATTCACGATTTACTCCAACATCGCCGCGAACTCAGGATCGTATTTAGCCGCGTGCGGGTTTTTAGTTTGGTGCCGCGTCCTGGTTTCCTTTGAGGTCTTCCCATTCTCGTAAGCCCATCTGATAAACCCCGAAGGATTTTCAAGCAGCTGCTGATTGTTCTTCTCGATTGCGAATCTCACAGCTTCCGCGAATCTTTCTCGCTCATGACAGACTGAATAAATTTCAATAATCTCCTGCTGGCTCATCCCCAGAAATTTCTCGCAATCAAGAAAAGCGTCCTGAACGGTCGTGTCTTCAGATTCAGTTTTCGGCTCAGGCTCGAAAAATTCTCTTGGGGGGCTATGGGGGGTCTGCTTCTGTTTCTGCTTCTGTTTCTGCTTCTGTTCGTCTGTTTCTTGGTCCGGAGTCGCTCCGGATAAAATCCGGCGTTTGTCAGGAGTTTGTATGGACTTTTTTGTGTACTCATCTCTAAATTTCAATAAGTTACGGCACTCAATTATTAAAAAATCTGAGTTTTTTTCACATTTTTTCGCTGTAACTTTTTCAAGTTTTGACAGAAAACTGACAGTTTTCTGAAACTTTTTGACTGAAATCCCGCAAGTTTTTGACCACTTTTTGAGAGAATAACGAGCAAAACAGCGTTCAGTTTTGTCCATTTGGGCGGCAATTTTTTCTAGAATTATCCACCACACCCCATAGCCCTCAGGTCCAAATTCGTCGATTAATTCAGACATGCACTCATCGTCATGAGCGTTTGTCAGGTGCTTGAACCATCTCATTGTTTGCCTCGATAAAATCTTGAATGAGCTGACGCACCTTCTTACTCCTCATGTCCTTGCCGACGATTCCGTCAAAAATCTTCAAGGTCTTAGGATTCAAGGTGATCGACACCGGTTTTAAAATTTCGCCTTCCAGAAGTTCTCTTGGCATTGCTTAAAAATTTAAATTGTTGATTGTCGTTGTTTTTCTTAAAGCTAACAACCATGTTATGAATATGTCAAGCAAAAAAAATACATCCGTCAGTCAGTGCAAAAATTGCACATACTCGTTACAAATAGTCATCAATGCTTTTCTGATTAGCAGCCGTTTCAATACGCCTGGCCGCTATCTCGCAATATTTCTCCTCCCTTTCGATTACCGCCCATTTACGGCCAAGATTCTCGCAGGCGATCGCCGCAATACAAAACTCCGTTTTCAGTCTCGAAATAAGGTTTCATTTCCAATTCCTTACAATTCTCCCAGATAACAAATCAGGTCGTCGTGGTTTCCTGGAATATCGTCAATGGAAAACGAAGATGCCATCCCCAAGTCTATATGCTCTATATGCTCTTGCTTTAAAGGAATGATATTATAAGCATTATCGTTCGTATTGATATAACAAGGCATATCACCATGCTCCCGCATGAATTCAGTTAATTGAAAAATCACCTGACTGACCGTTAACTGCATTTTATATTCTTGTTTCTCCTTGAAATCCTTACAATCAGGGTCAACAAAACCGGGCAAAGGCTCGCCCTCCCAATGCCCTTTGGCGCATGCCTCAAAGTATTCAAATATGCAAAAATGTTTGCATTTATGGCATTTTATAATATCTTTTTCCATTATTAATCCTCTTTATTATAATAATTAACCGGCCAGCACCCTGGGAAAGCTTTAGGCACTGATAAGACTGCGTCTCTCACTGAGAATTCAGTCTGAAACTCATGATCAAAATAAACTTCTCTGTGATTTTATGGATTTTTATGGATTTTTATATGTTTTCGAGTCCAGTCTTTACATAATCAATCAACTTGACATAATCAATCAACTTGTTAGCATTACCATTAATAACGGCTTCATACATAACTTCTTCAGCTCGCAACGCTCGGGCATACATTCTTGCCCTTTCAAATTCCAAATGATCAAGCCTACGTTCAAGGTTAATAAAAGTATCTAGAGGCAGCCATTCGTACATATCATATCCCATAGTTTGTTTTTGAAACTCATTGTTAAGCCATACTCCGATTTGATAATGCCAGCGGCTTCCGGCACCGTCTCTAGCTCTTACAACGATTTCTTGCCCAGTTGACGGCTTTAATGTTTGTTCGCACCATTTCATTGATTTAGCTCCTTTTTATTACTCCGCAGTCATCATCAAAAGCATTGCGGTCGAGTCCTTGCCGCCGCTAAAAGAAACAATATTCATCACTCCTCCTAGTAATAATTAACCGGCCAGCACCCCGGAAAAGCTTTAGGCACCGACTCCTCAATGTGAGTTGCAAGACGATCCCAAACAGCGGCTTGCAGCTCGGGGTTGCCATGACATTTTCTGTTCAGAAAGAGGTTGATTACGTTATTCAGTTCAAACGTAAGCTCCTCAACGTCGTACATAGTTTTTATGCCGTACTTTGTTTTGAGGCAGAGTCCTTTATCAACCTTTTCAGGAATTTTGCTCATGCGGTACCTCATGCCTTTCGTAAATATGCAAGACATAAAGTCCTCCGTCAGAAATCGCCGTCCCCAAATATCGTCGTTCAATACCGATATCTTGCGGAATCTCCTGACCTGTCATAAAAACCTCAAAGTGACGAACTTCCTCCGCCACATCGGAATCAACCTCCGCCCAAATGCGGACGTCTTCAATCTGCTGGGAGACGTGCAAAATTTTTGCCCCTATATGAAGCTTTAATTTTAATATCTCTTCACTATTTATGCGTTCTATTGAAATAGCGTAGCAATGTATAACCTTACTCATAAATCCTCCAAACGTGTCTAAATCGACACGGTTAAAAATAATTTTTACTCACTCAGAGAAGCCGTTTATTATTTTTTGCCCGGAACTTCTAAGCCGGAAGCTCCTAAAAAAAACAAAGCTTCGTCCACGGCATCGTCAAAAATAATCTCATGATAAATTTTTGGCGGCAGTTCTCCGCTTATCACTCGGTCTATCCGTTCTTTAAGGGTGAGTCCGTCCCGCCCAAGCATAGTACAAAACGAGCGTGTTTCATTCGTGGCGCATTTACCCCGGATCCCTTTAAGCTTAAGGATCCGTTTCTCTGATAATTTCGGATTTTCCCGGCGTGCCCCTTTTCGTCGCGCGGCTGAAGATGAACCGCGAGAGGGCGCGGGTAGCCCCCCGTAGCTTGTCCCGCTTACGGCTTCAACCTCCATCGTGGCTATTTCGTCTTTGACCGCTTGATCGGCCGCCAAATTACCTTTTCCGAGAACCTCCTCAAGCCGCTCGAAAAACGGATGACTGACTTCTTGCGGCTCTTTTGGTAAAGAATCAGATTTCCTTACCAAAGTTGCTTCTTCTTTTATTTCAGACGTTGTAACGCTCTGCTTTTCCGCTTGAATCCCGCGTTTTGGCGATTGGAAAAATGTTCCTCCAAATGCCCCGATCCCAAACTTTTTAGTTTTACTCGGTATTCCGCAACAACCGCCCTCGTCGGCGCGGCAGTACACGCGACTTCCGTAAACGGAACAATAACACATGTCTCCGTCCTGCCAGGCTCCGGGGGCATTACATTTTCTCGCCCTCCCCTGTTTTTTAGAACGACTTTTGGAGGCGATGGCGGCCTCCTCGCCCCGTTCATGCTTAACGGTAGCCGTAAATCTTTGCGTGCTAATCGGATTAAAGCTGCTCATTATTTTTGCCTGACTATAGGCGGACATGGTCAGGCAAATCAACAAAAGAGACAAGAAATATTTCATAACTACTCCGAATATTCGGCAAACTGACTTGCAAAATCTTCAATCTGCTCGTCATCAGTTTTCTTTTTATGCCTACGTACTCCCCACGCGGCCGGGTCTTTGATCCATTTCTGCACCTCTGAAAGGCGAAATCCCAGCCCATTTCTAGACTTTTTGTCCATCCTGACCGCGTTCGGGAATTTCCCTTTCTTAGCCCATTGGTACAAATGTGTATCCAATGTATTGCACATTTTCGCCGCGTCAGCGGCAGAGATAAGCATATCTGCTTCAGCCGGAACAGGAGCGTCATAGCTGGCTCCATGCAAAAGCGGAGCAATCGCCACGGCCAGTTTCCAAAAGTCTCTAAAGCTGATATAAATTCCGTTCAAGTGCGGTTGCCCTACAGATTCCATTTCTTGAAATAAGATTTCCAGGGTTTTTTCTTCTTTATTCATATTTCTTCTTAATAAACAGGTTTCGGATCAATTCCCGGCCTCAACCTATGTTTAATTTTTTCCGGGATTTTCTCTTTCAGCGTATCGATTCAAAATTGTTATATTCTCTGAATAAATCCGCAATCTAAGCACTTCATATATTGCTTTTTCTCGCGATTTTCTATCTTCTGAAAAAATTCGCCGCTCTCATGCTCGCAGCTCTCCTGTATTTTTCGAGTCGGCAGCTTTAGGATTTCCTCCCAGCCGTTGCACTCTACAAAATCAATAGCTTTGCGGAGCAGGATAATTGCCGTGTTTTGCCGTGTTTCCAACCCGTACTGAGACTGGATAGCATCCAGCCTTTTCAGAAGCTTGTCTGATTTTATTTTTACTGTTGTCGCCATGTATGCCGGTAGCATTTAGAGTATTAAAAAAATACCCGGCCATGTATGCCGGGTATTACCATTTTCAAGCTTATCCATTATGATAAGTGTCTTGCGCGCCTCCTTTTAAGCCTGCAGGTTTTAAAGCAGGACCGATTCACCCGCCGCGCAAGGTACGACTTAGGCGGACGAATTTGACGCTTAATACAAGCATGTCTTATTGTATGCTTGCAGCATCTATCTGTCAACAGTTATTACCGGCGACATAAACCGGCACTCCGACCGCCTCCACCATCATTTTTTTAAACAGCTCCTCGTCGGAATGCTCGTTACTCAAATGCAATAGGTGAACCTCATCAAGAGAATTCTTGTGCTCTTTCGCAAACTTGACGGCTCCCTGAATATCCATATGATAATCCCATACTCGCTGCTTGAGTTTTGGGGTCATCTCCGAGTCCGACATGATAGCGAAGGAATGATTAGCTTCAATCATCAAATGAGTAACCGCGTTATATTTTATAAAGGGGACACTGGAGGTATCCGAGGCGAAAAAAAGACGCTTTTCGCCGGCCTGGATCAGGTACGAATAGCACTCAACATCATGAGTTCCGCAAAATGGATAAATCATAAATTGAGAGTCCCCGCTAAATTTCGTATAGCATCCTGGCGACATTGCCACGTACCCAAGTTCGCCGACGGCATCTATAAGCATCCTAGAAGGCGGCCCAAAAACTTTGATCGGCGTATTTCTCAAAAGCTTTTCAACAGACAAAGCATGGTCTTTGTGCTCGTGACTGATTAGGCAGCCGGCTACATTGCTGAAGTCGAAATCAAGGGCTTTCCTGATATCGTCAAGCTTCACGCCGCACTCAAGAATAAGCCGCTCGCCTTCATGCTCGACTATGTAGCAGTTGCCCTTCGAGCCGCTTGCGATAGTTTTGATGTTCATCAGTTATCCATCGTAAAAGTGGGGCGGAAAATTTCCGCCCAATTGTTTACGCTTCTTAAAATGCAGGTTCGTCTGGAAAGTCCCGCTCTTCTTCGGAGATAGGTGCTGATTGTGACTGCTCCTCCCCCTGCTTCGGCGGCAGCTCTTCAACTTCCAAATCAATATTTTTGTCTTCAGGTTTTTTGGTCTCTTCGGATTCATCCTGAGACATCACATTGACGAATTCAATCGACATGGGCGCATACTTGCTGAGAAGCCGCCTGATAACCGTTTTCAAAGCCATGGCGTCAAAGTCGGTGAACCAGGCGGATTTTTTATTTTTATAGCTTGGGCTCTTCGCCTCAGCATGCTTGATAACCTGCTCTTTTGTCCAGTAGATTGATTTTTCAAAACCGTTGATCAGGCGCATAAAAAAGAAATAGCCGATTGCCCTGTCGCTGGCGCGCTCTCCCGTAATCGTTATATCTCCGGTCACCTGGTCTTCATTCACCACCTGTCCTTCATAAATCACTTTATCATTGAAGCTCTTTAATTGTCCGCTTCTTTGCGCAAGCTGGATCATACCCTTATAGCCAAGCTGGAATTGAGGGACTTTTTTCTTCTTCCACTCGCCGTTTTCCTTATAACTTTTGTTGTAAGGCACGATATAGGCGGTTCCTAAGCTCTTGCTGACGGTGAGTTTTAGGACAGCGGCCTTTAAGGCTTCCCGGATAACCGGTCCCGGTTCGCAATCTTGCAAATCGCTTGCATATGCGTCAATCAGTGAGGCGACAAACAAGTCAGCCCCCTTGCCCATAGCGTTTTTGAATTGCTCCTGCACCGTGGGATGATTTATAACCGCCTTGAAACGATCGATAGGTTTAGCTAATTCCTTAGTCATTGTTTCCTCCGTAAACTTACAGTTTAGTTAATTCTTCATATTTTTCAGCCACGCAAAGCTCTATAACCTGACAATCAAGTTCCGGCCTTGTCGTCAAAGATTCGCTGTGATCAATGAACACCGGAGCGTACAAGTTATAATGTCTTGAAAAAGTTTTGATGATGTCGAGCCCGGCTCTGATTCGCTCTCCGGTGCTCATCGCGGTCTCGTACAAGCACTCTTCTTTATTCATGATCTCGCAGACCGGAAGCACCGCGCCGTTTACTTGCTGCCTGAACATCTTAAAAGAGACATATTCAAAGTACTTGTTGACGCTCATCTCCGTGACTTCGGCAAGCTTCCGGTTATATTGATCAAGCAGGTAAAAGAACTTTTCCAGCTCGTTGAATTCGCCTGAAAGTTTCGTCATTCGCGCTTCAAGCTCTTCCATTCTCTCCTGGATGCTTCGACTGGCCTTGATCGCGGAAAGCGTTTCTCGCGCCTTGTCGCGCCGATCAGAAGCTTTTTGAAGCTCCTGGAAAAGTTCTTCCGGGACTGGCGTTTTTTCCGGAAGCTCCTGTTCAATTTTCAATATCTGCTCTTTCAGTTCACGGATTAGTTCGTTGTCGACCTGCTCTAAAATCGGGTCAGGCTGAACTTTCTCAAGCTCCGCCAGTTCTTTTTTAGCTGCGACAAGCTTTTCTTCCAGCCCTTTTTTATGGGCAAAAAGCTTTTTGCCTTTTTCGTTCACATCAGATAAGGATTTAGCTCTTTCATTATTAAATTGCTTGAGTCCTTCCTCTTCATTCTCGTCGCAGTGAGGGCAAACTATCACTTCGCCGCAAAAGCGGCACTCATTGCTTTGCTTCTGAAATTCCAGGGCATGGACAGAACGATACTTTTCGCGGGAAACATCTAGCTGATTTTCACAATATTCGATATCATTTTTATAATGTTTCAAATTAAAGTTGATCTTGTCTTTTTTTTGAATGACAATTGCCAATTGCAGGGATGCTTCCGTCTTCTTCTGCTCAAACTCGGCAATCGCCCTTCTCAGTTCTCCTGAAAGTTCGGAAAGCTTGTCTGTCGCATCAATGGCCTGAGAATCTTTAAAACTCTTGATATTGGCTTCGGCCAGATCATGAGCCTGGTTAGCGTTAGTCACCGCTTGTTCAGCCCCTTCCAGAGAAATTTTCTGGCCGTCGGTCGCTTCCTTTAATTGCCGCCTGTTCTCGTCAATCCTGGCCGGAAGCTCTTTCAGATCGTCATTTATCTGAGTCCTGCGCTGCTTCGCCCAGGCCGCCTTTTCTTCAAGCGACATATCCCCGATAGATCCCCGTAAACCTTCAACTCCGTCCACGATCTCGTCTTTATCGATTTCTCCGGCAAGCTCTATCAAGAGTTCCCGACGTTGCTCTCCCGAAAGTCCGGCAAAATAAGTCCGATCGGAGACAAGCGTAAACTTCCAGTCTCCGAAAATTTCCTTGATCTCCTTTTCAAACTCTCGCTTGGGTGTCTTCGCCTTGTCGTTAAGCCGGAATTCAGTCACATGACCGCCGAATTCAGCTTCAATCCGGCCGCGTTTCCTGGTCCATTTTTCTTTAAAAATACGTTCGAAGGACCGTTCACGGCCGTCAACCTCATACACAGCCTTGACCGCGTGTTCCGTCTTGCTCATTTCCTCGCCGCCCTCAACTGTTTTGATGCTGAAATTCGCCTTGCCCTGACTGTCCTTTCCGGTCCTTAACCAGCATTCGGCATCATATAGAGTCGTCTTCCCAGCTCCATTTCGCCCGGCATAGACTGTGCGCTTCTCGTTAAATTCAAATTCTCCGCTCAGTTTCTTGAAGTTTCGGAGAATGAGTTTTTTTAGAATAATTTTCATGGCTATCCTTAAATGAATTGAAATTCGTAATCTGTGCTCAAGGCTAGTAAGCGAGTTTTATTCTGTCAACATAAATTATTCACTTGACATCAAATATACATCTGATTACTATTTGAGTCATTGAATAACTTTTAAGGGAGGCATTATGGATAAACAGGAATTTATTTCAACGCACATCAAGTTACCTAAGGTGCTATGGCTTAGATTCGCAATGCTTCGCGCAATGAACTGCGAAGACAAGATGACCGCGATAAAAAAGGCTTTAAGCCTTTATAATAAAGAAGTGACTGAAAAGCATAAAGACGCGCTAACTGGAGATGACGGCGTTGATATTCTGTAAAAACAGACCGAAAGGAGAGTGAAATGAGTAAAGTCATCTGCGATTATTGCGGGAAAGAAGCCGTGCTGGACTCTTCATCCCGATGAGCCTGAAAACCTTGATTTCGCCTATCGTGAAGCTTTGCAAGGTATTCAGCGATGGATTGACGGCGGGAAAAATATCAAGGGATATATGAAGGAACAAACGGTTAATAGATACGGGAGGACATGGAATGATTGAAAAAGTAACTTGCTATAAAACGCAAGACGGCGATCTTTTTGAGTCTAGAGAGATGGCTATCAGAGAGCAAAAACGGCTTCGACGAGAAATGCAGGTGAAAAAATGGATTGATAAAAATTTAGATCCTACCCCGGCTAAAGACATCGTAGAGCATGGAGCCTTTAGTGATTGGATACCGGTATGGTGGCTAAAGCATTTCATCATGAACAACGGAATCTTTCTAGAGGCGGTTCAGGAGCATTTGAAGGCGGGACGGTCCATGGACACTGAGCAATTGCTTTTGCCTGCGCCGGAGGATTTGAACAGGCGTGAAGATCAAGTTCCCGACTACAGGAAAATGATCTATTGCGAAGCTTGCGAAAAAAGCTTCGACCCCTTTGACGAAGACGAAACACGGCAAGTCGGCGGTCTTTCGCTTACTGCCGTTCTCAGTAATATAGCTAAACCGACCAAGCAAGCTCGCGAAGAAGCCGAAAGACTTGGCATCGAATTCAACACAATTAAAGATGACAGCACAAAATAATTATATAATTGTTTCCCTTAGACACCTGCGGGAAATAATTCATGATGAAGCCTGTAAAAACGGGTGGTGGCCTGAACTGGAAGGATGGGAGTCAACCACGGACGATGCTCTTAATCAACGCAACCTATTGCAAGCCCGCGCAAAAATCAACGTCGCTGAAAAGCTCGCGCTGGTTCATTCGGAGATCAGCGAAGCTCTGGAAGCGGCCAGAAAGCCGGAGCTGGAAAAAGACAAGCATTGCCCGGAATTCGACAATTTTGATATCGAGTTGGCTGATACCGTTATCAGGCTGTTTGACTTGGCGGGAGCCTTCGGCATTGATTTAGGCGCGGCTATCATAGCCAAGATTGAAGCGAACAAGAAGAGACCGAGAAGGCACGGGAACAAGAAATACTAATGTACATCTCAAAGAAGAACCGCGAGGTTATTCGGCTGAAATTAGACGGGAAATGCGCCTATACGGGAACTCCCCTGAAAGATGATTGGCAAATTGATCATGTCGTCCCGATCTTGCGGACTGGCTGGAAAAACGATGCGCTGCGCGAGTATGAGCATAGATTAGACAACATGATTCCCGTGCAGAAAATCGTCAATCACTATAAAGGCGCGCTCAATCTTGAAGATTTCAGGAACTGGTATCTCGCGGGACTTCATGAGCGTTTAGGGAAACTTCCCAAAAATCCGAGAACGGAAAAAAGCAAGAGAAAAAAGGCTTATCTTCTGGAAGTCGCGGAGCTGTTCGGAATTACGCGAGACAAGCCATTTTCAGGAAAATTCCATATGGAGAAAAAGTCATGCATGAAATAAAAGTTGGAGACAAAGTTTTACTTCGTGAGTTGGTGGGAGATTATTATGACCGCAGATGGTTTTTTGTTATTCGTGAAATAACCAGAACGACCAAGACGCAGTGCATGATCGAGGACGCATACGGAGAGCGCAAATTCAGCAAGCAATCTCTTAATGAAATAGGTGATAGCTGGAAATCTTCGTACCTGGAGCTTGATCTTAGCAAAGACCAGACGGCGAAATACAATGAGTATTGCGAAAAGCTTAGACTATTATGCAAGCTTCCGGATATCTACTCTCTTGAAAAGCCGGATATCGACAAGATTTCTATTAACGAACTGGAAAATCTCGTCAATCTGTACGTCCAGCTTCTGAAAGGTTACACTTCTAAAAAGCAAGTAATATCAGATATTTAAAAAACAGTTATATGGCCTTAAAACAGCAAACTCAAACGCCGCCAATACTCAGACATGGCTTGTTAAAAACGCTCGAAAAACGGCCATATAACGTTTTTGGTAAATAATTGATTTTATTGATTATCTATTAATAAGCTTTTTTCTAATCTCCTGAGCGGCTTTTGCCAAATTGTACCGCTCGGCAACTTCAGCAATATCTTGATTCGCGGTGTCTAAAGCATCAATGACCGAAAGCAATTGCGCTTTCTTTTCCTTGTCCTTCGCCAGGACAACGCCCATTCCCAAAACTCCAGCGACAAGCCCGGATAAAGCAGATAAAATCTCTATTATATACATGTTCCCTCCTTAAGTGCTGTATTGTCCGCCAATCAATTTTTTAGCTTCGGCGTAACCGATATATTTCTGAACAAATTGTCCACCCTGCCGGACCGGCTCGCCTTTTTCATTTCTTTCATATTTCGCGCCCCATCTTCGAGGTGAATTGAACGGTTTTTCTTCGGCTTCAAGATGAAACCCGGGTCTTTGCCCGTTGCCCCATTCCGGATAAATTCCAAGAGCGACATGCTTTTCAAGATCATGTCTTCTCAGGAAAGACTCAAGCAATCCAACATGACTGGCAAAATTGATTTGCTGATTGTGAATCCTGAAGTCAATTGCAAGCCCTTTACCATGTCCGCCGGGACGATCTTCATAGGCGCAGTTGATTATAATTTTATGACCTTCCGGCAACGTCTGACGAAAATGGAAAAGAGGAACCAATATTTCAGGCCTCAAGTTCTCCCATCCTTCCCCAAACTCATTTTTGTTAAAAAAAGGCGCTATTGTCTGCCAGATAATTTCCGGCGTTTTTTGTTCCATGTTCCCCGTTTAATTTTATTTTGAAAAAAAGTGATTGAACCAACCGGCGGCGGCGGCACTGGCAACTAAACCAATTAACCACCACAATCTATTAATGATTTTCTGATTCTTATCTTTCTGCTCTCTTAAGTCTTCCTGATATCGCTTTTCCTGCTCCTCGTTTTTAGTTTTGTTCTTTTTTGCCAAATGCAAGGCTTGTTCAACCTGTTTGTTTTTGGCCTTGCATTCAGAGTCCTGAATATGGCCAAGCCGGGCGTTTTCTTCTAACTTCGCAAGTCTTGATCCGTAGCCATGCAGAATATTCATATTCGCCTCGCACTTCAGTCCGCCAATTTTTTCCTCAAGTCTGAAAATTTTACCGGCATGCTTTTCTTTCGCGACATGCAGAGAGTGATTTTCAGTGATAGCATCATCTACCTTTCCTGCCAGCGCGTTCAACTGAGGAATCACATGCTCTTTTATAAGCTGCACAAGCTGTTCGACGGGGTCCATTTTTATTTAGCGAAATCTATTGTGATAGCTTCAACTTCGGCTACGGTTTGACAAGCATTGATCTGCGCTTTGTACGGATTGTACTTTTCAAACATGATTCGGTCATTTTCTTCCATAAGCGCATCGGCGAATGTACGAAATGCGCCATCGGTCTCGAAGTCATGCGGCTCATTATCGACAGTGCAAAACTTGAAGCGGTTTGGAGCGTCAAGCGGCAAAAGGAATTTCCAGGAGACATTGCTCAGGCCGTCAGGCCTTAAGCAAAAAGTATTGTCTTCATACTTAAATCCAGCCGCGATGAAAGCTTGACAGGCTGTTTTCATTTCCGCGAGCTTGGCGGACTTGGCCTGTTCAAGTTCTACCGCGTCAATTTCAGCTTGAGTTGCTTCGCGCCATCCGCTCATAGGAAAAGATGACCAAATTGTCTCCCCTGTGATCAAGTTAGTTAAGTACATATTATTCTTTTAATCGTAAATTTTCATACCCTACTGCATAACCAACATGTATCCCACCAGTCGGTGCGCCCGCGTATGATTCTCTGATCAACCCGCTCGCATTCGTGACGATGTCCAGCTCGGCAACCATTGGGCGAGCAGTAGGAGCGGGAAGATTGCTTACAAAATTAGCATTTTGAGGACCAGGCGTAGACGCGGTTAAATCAGGGTCATCAAAAATCATTTCAGTTATTGACCCGCTTCCTATGTGCAAAATATTAATTTTAGCTTTATGCTTATAATCAAAAGGAGAACCAGCCAGCCGTAAAATTGGTGATGGTCCGACAGTTGCGTAATTTGGGATATTCCATAATTGCAAGCGAGGATTAAACCAAAACCACCGCGAATTTTTTTCTTGATAGAAAGGGATAATATTCAGTGCGCCATCAAGCGCGAACTCGCCTTGATATGACGCTTTTGTCAGTCCCGCGCTTTTCACCGCAGCATAATTTAATAAATTAGTTGCTGCCTGAACAGTGTCTATCCCCGCGTCAAAAATCAATCCCTGAGCATCAGAAAGAATAAAATATTTATAATAGGTGAAAGCCGTTAAGGTTAATCCAGGGTTAGCTCCATTTCCATTTCCCTGTTGCCAAGTCGCATTAATATTTTTTGACAAAGCAGACGCTTTGAATTGTCCGGTATTGTCATCTAGAATAAACTGCCCTTCCGTTCCGTTTATGACGTTTCCCGTATGCGACAAAATTATTCGCGGAAGCGTGCCAATAACTAATGATTCCTGAATGTTATTAAGCTTTGTATCAGAATCATTTACAAGTTCAAACTCATCAGAGGCGTTATTGTAGACCTGACCGACCGCTCGCCAGCTATTATGCGGGTGATACCATCCCCGAAGAAATCCAATATTGTCATAAGGCTTATAACCTGAAATCTTCGGTTTTCCATCCTCGGTGAGATAAAGCCAATAATTACGATCAGGCGTTCTGGTAAATCCAGTTTCAAAGTCAGTCGAAGCGGACCACCGGAAAAAATCAAAATCAAATCTTCGGTCCTGGCCATTCGTGTGAACATCAAAATCAGGTTTTTCAGAAATGACCGTGTCGGTATCTTGCAGCCTTATTGTCAGTGAATTAATGTCCCTGTAGCCTTTACCGAAGTATTCCGGCCTTACCAGAGTGCTTGTTGCTTCAACTCCCACATAGCCAATAAAAGCTCTATTTATCTGTTCAAATATTGACCCGTTGTAACGTTTCCAAACGTTCAAATCGAAATCATACCAATAATCGCCTGTCGCAGGACTTGCAGGCTCATCTCCCCCTATAACCGGAGCTGTAAAAGTAACATCGATAGTACTTCCGTCATCTTCAGCGAAGATATAACCTAAATTGAATAATTCAAGAACATCATTATTATTGAGTACTTGAGCAGGATTAGGCGTATCAGGGTCAACAAACATGAATCCGCGACGGCAATAATCAAGACGAATATTCGAAGCGATACGACAATAAAACCACTCCAATGTAGATTGATTGAACAAAATAACGAACTCACCAATTTTACTTGTGAGTTCGCTTTGCATATTATCGACCGTTATGAACGTGCCGTTCTCTCCCAAAAATCGCGTATCGTCCTGACCTGTCAAGGAAGCGTCATTGACCTGACAGGTATTATTTGTAGCTGCGGGAGCTGGTAGAACAGATGATATTATATCAGTGTCAATCTCGGCTGTAACGCCGTTTACGTCATAAATTAAAGACGTAGCGGCCCCTAAAATCGTAAAGGTGCGCCCCGATGCATTTCTGTCAAGATAAGCTGGAAACTCGGAAGTTGAACGAACCGCGCCTGATATGACCTGATTTGGTTGCCCGGCAATCTCGGAAGGGTCAACCGGCAAGCCGTCTATCACGAGATTATTGAATCTTCCAGTCCCCCAGGGAATAGAAGGAGTTCCTAAATTTTGTCCTGGAGTTGGCGCGCCTGATCCGTCCCGCCCTACAAAATCGCCCTTTAAGACTCGATTCAGCCGGTTGATGTGATCGGCATCTATGATTTGACCGTTGCTGCGATCAATTAAAGTATCTAGTCCCATTTTGCTACGTAAAAACGCCGTCGTTTAAGTTTTTTCCAAATTGTCGAAGCTTCAAAGCCGTTCTGAAGTTCTTCAGGTCTTTCTCTATCGAGATGACTTTAAATTTGATGTTGCTCGTTATTTCAATACTTCCAAAAGTCAGGGGGTAAGGCGTGACCGCGTCTCCGTAAGTCGCTACACCGTAGACCGGTAGAAAATCGCCTTCAGCCGGTTTTTTCAGAAAAGGAGCGTCAACGCTTACCAGATCAAGCAATTTTACATCTTCAGCTACGACAGCCGGCACTTCCGCCATGACCTCGATCTTGGGGTATCTGAATTCATCAGCGATGGATTGCCCGACATCCTGAAGCGTTCCAGAGTCGGCGATCATAGGGAAGTCGAATTTGATTTGCCTGACTCCAGACTCAAGGATAGAATTTGTATCCTCGATGACAGCCGCTCCGTCGTTCAGGTAGATTGAGTTGAACTGTCTTTGCTTGCCGTTGTTGTAGTTTTTCAAGCTGATTAAGTTCGCGTTGTTGCTGATTTCTCCGCGTCCCCGAAGTTCAAGAGGCGTTCCCGTGTCTCTGTTCCGGCTCCTGACAATTATGTCGTCATCCTCCAAAATCAGGACTGAACTGGAAGCTATTAAAATCAAGTCTAAAGCTTCCTTGACTTCCAAGTTGTCGAGTGCTTCCGGAGTGTCAATAATAAAGTCCAGTTCCGGGTTAATATCAGCCGGGTCAAGGTTCAGAACTACGCCAATAGCCGGTTGAGACAAAATGCTGATTAAAGCCGTTTTCGCCGTGCTGCCAGCCGGGATTATTCCAGCCGGAACCCTGGTTGTTCTGAAAACTGAATCTTTCGAGTAGACCTTCAGCGTTATTTCGTCATTCGTGATGTTCAGCCTGGTCATTTCGTCGTTGATTAGCCCTTCAAACTGTATTTTTTCTTCGCTTACGAAAGTCTCCGAGTCAATCTTCAAAGCTTGTATCTTTACCTTAGCACGATCGCGCACATAAGTAAAAATAGAGCGTGAGTCGTTCTCGTTGAAAGTTCCTTGTCCGTTCTGGCATTTCAGGGTTACGTCGTCGAAACGAAAAATTCCGATTGAGTAGTCAGTTGAGTCAATCGAATTTTTGACTTTACTCAGACCGTCGAGTTTGACGTAGTCTGAGACTTCGATTTCGTCCCCGTACACGCCCTCGGAGACGAGCGGAGTTATAAAGACCTGTTCGACTCTCATAATACTATAGGCAGAACAAAAGCCGCTATACCGGCAATTATTACAACAATCTCGATAACTCCCATAAACAAGGCTTTGGACAACCGTTGCTCTATCATTTTTTGATATTCTGCCCGCGTTTGTCGTGGATGCTTAGGCGGTAAAGGCGGCAGCAACATATTATCCAGCCTCTTTCAAAATCATTTTTAAATCCACCATGGAGTTATATAGATTCTTTCTATATTTATCCTTGTACTTGTTCGTCACCTGGACAAGCGGCAAATCTTCAAGCCGAAAACCCCGGAGCGCATATTTGAAATACGGATCGCCGGCGCGTCCGCCGCAAAGCGAGACATAGAAAGGAACATCACGGTCAAACAGGCTGTAAATCAAATCCAAGTCTTCATTAAGGCCTGGCGGATAGTTCTTGAAGTCTATCTGAATAGGATTGAAGACTTCCAGGGATTTTTCCACATCCACGCGGCCGTTGAGCAACTTATTTTCCCGGTTGTTTTTGTCTTTCGTCACCTGGGATATTATCGGGAAGCCTAAGAGCGTTCCAAGTTCGTCAGCCATGACGACGGAATTAAGAAATTTTTCCTGATTTGCCGTCTGCGTTTTGGTGACCTGAATTCTCAAGAGAAAGCCTACTCCCGGGAAAATCGTACTTGTATTGACCGTATCGAACTCATAATAAGACGAATTTCGAGCATAGTCAGTCTCGCTGATCGCGCTCTTTGTATCGCCGTTGACGCTTATGACATTCGTGAAATCTACGTAACCGATAGTGTCGAAATATTGAACATTATACTCTTTCCAGTTATGATTCAGAAGGAAAATCCGGTTAAAGTTCCTGTTCTGGCCTATCGGAATTGTGATAGTCAGCGTTTCGGTCGTAAGATCGTCAGAGCCGACAGACCGCCAAACAGTATAATAGTTTCTATCCAGCACGAAAGGCGCGGAGTCAGCACCGCTTGTCGCTCCGGCCTCCGTCTCAAAGCGTTGACTGTCCGCCAAATTGATATCGAAAAATTTAATACCGCCCGTAACTCCCATTATCCTATCCTTTGAGAAGTTCCCGAAAATCTATCCTCATTTTGCCGCACCGTCAGGAAGTCAGCCGCGTTGTCCTGAAAACCGATTATCACCTCAACGCGCCTTGCTTCCGCTTCTTCTTCGACCTCTTCAGTCTCGCGCCGCACCGCTCGCTGATCAGCCACGGCGTTGACGACCTCCTCGAAGTTTTGGCGTGGGGTTATCAGCTCGCCCGGTTCAAGCAGAAATGGAATTCGATCACCGAAACCAGTTCCCGCGACAATTCCGCCTTGCTGCGCTTTCTGCACCTGAATAGCTCTTTCAGCTCCGTAAGCGATTACGGCTGTAGCCGCCGCCGCACCGAGCGCCGGCCCAACGACCGGTATTCCGGCCAAAGCCGAGTAAGCCGCCGTAGCGCCGCGCTGCGTGTCGATTGTGATTTGCACCAGGGCCGCCGCCTTGCCGATAGCTTGTTGTACCGCATTTTCAGAGCGTTGAAGCTGCGTCAGAGCAAACAAAGCCTGTTGAGCGTTCTGGAATTCCTCTTTTCGAAAAAAAGCCTTTATCGCGGCAATCGTCTTGCCGAATTTCTCTTCATCTTTAGCTCTGAGCTGATTCTCTTTTCTGATAGCCAGAATTTCTTTTTTGACCGCCTGAGAACGAATTTTCTCTTTACTCTCGAAAGAGTCCCGCAATTCCTGTAATTCCTGATCTCGTAGAGCTTTACGCTTTTCGGCATCCAGTGCGGCCAGCTCGTCTGCTATAGCGATCTCTCGCTCTTCTTCTTCGCGTCTAAGCTCCGAGCGTTGAGCGAAGTATTCAGCTTCGGCGATCGCCAGCGCAGTTTGCTTAAGCCTTAAATTTTCAATAGCAGCTTCGCGCTCTTCAGCATCTTTGATGCTTTCAATTGCTCGCGCCTGTTCTCTGATATCCTGACGCTGCTGAAGAAAAGCGGCTTCTTGCTTTTTCTGGTCGTCAAAGGAAGCCCTTAGAGCTTCGCTTTCATCTTTCAGGCCTTGAATTCTTTTCTGTCGTTCGCCTTCTTCCTTTTGCCTCTCCTCTTCGTCTTTTGCTGATTTTTCGGCTTTGATCTTTTCCTGTTCAGTGAAAAAATCCTGTTCTTCTTTGATGAGCTGTTCATTTAGAAGTTTGACATTTTCCAGAGCCGCCGCCCTTCGTCGCTCGTCCTGCTCCGCTTCGGCCTCTCTCTGCTTCGTTTTTAGGCCTTGACGCCGCTTCAGAAAAGCAATTTCTTCGCTGCTTTGCTCGGACAAGAAAGCTTGAATTCTCTCGTTTTCATTCCTGAGAGCCTCAAGTTTTGAGTCAACGACCTTCTTCTCAGTCTCAGACTCTTTTTGCGCAGCCGCCTGTCGTTCTTTTTGACGTTCTTCCTGATACGCACTTTCTTCTTTTAAAAGCTGTTCCTGAAGCAATCTAAGATTAATAAGCTTAGTCCGCTTTATATCCTCGTCTGCGATCTTTTCTAAAGCGTTTTCTTTCGCTCTCAGCTCCTGCTTTCTTCTCAGAAATTCAAGCTCCTGCTCCGTCGCGCCTCGCAGCCTGGCCGTGTAGATCGCTTTTTGGTCTTTCTCTTGCTGAAGAAGAAGCCGTTTTTGTTCCGCCGTGCCTTTAGCCGTCGCCTCGTTCGTGTCGCCAAAAAACTTCTCGATTAGTTGAATGATCTCTGGCAAAAAAGCAATTAAAAGCCCTAGCCCGGTTTGAATCAGCAACCCTTTAATGGCGACACGCATCCCATTTACTGCTGTCGTCGCGGCCTGTACCGCCTTTAGTGTCTTGTAGAACCCTACGGCAGTAAGGCCAAGCGCCGGAATCAGGCTATTATCCAGAAGCTGGACTATTTCGGGCAGGAACGCGATAAACAGACCAAGACCGGTAGAGCCAAGCAAGCTTTTTGTAGCAAGCGTCAAACCTTTCGTAGCGGCTGAAGAAGCAATCAGAGCCGCCCGAAACTTCAAAATAGCGATTCCCGAGAGACCGACGGCAGCCGTTAAAGCCGCCGTCACCGTTCCGGCCAAAACCAGTTTGGAAATAAATTCGGCCAGAGCGGGATTCTGCTGAAGAAGCTTTAGAAATTTAGTTGTCGCGGTCGTCAGCACAGTAACGTTTGGCGCAAGGTTCGCGCCTACCAGAATATTGAGCGCTTGAAAGTTATTCCCTAAAATTACGAGCTGATTCTTGAGGCTCTGACTTTGCTCCTCGTAAGCGTTAGTGAAGGTCGTCAGAAGCTGTTGAGAATCGGAAAGGGCATCTAAAGTTTCTTTGAATTTTCCGGCCTGCTCGCCCGTTAAGGAAAAAATAAGCTTTTGAGCCTCAACTGATCCGAATAATCTTTCAACTGACTGTTTATTGAAGTCCTGCGCGCTTGTAAGCTCATTCAAAAAACCTTCAAGTCCTTTCGCTCTAAGGGAAGTTGAATTGAATTCAATACCGAGCCTTTCAGCCTCTTCAGCCGCCTCCCTCGTTGGCTTAGCTACATTGCTTAATACTGCAGTTACAGATGTGTATGCCTGAGCGGTCTTGATTCCTCCCGTTGTCGCCGCCGACACCGCCGCGAGCAGTTCTTCAAGCGAAACGCCGTAAGACTGGGCTGAACTGGCAGCCTCCCCGAAAAAACTTGAAAGTTCCGCAATCGTCGTCTTTCCAAACTTCTGAGCAGTGAAAAACTTGGCCGCGACAAGTTCCGCTTGTTCAGCTTCAAGTCCGTAAGCGTTCAAGGCGGACGTTACGCCGTCTGTCGCCACCGCCGCCGAAGTTATACCGGCGACGGCCAAGCGCGACGTGCTTCCCAGAACTCCAATCGCTTTTTCGGCGTTGACCCCGGCTGAAACGATATCGAAAAGGGATTTGTTGACGGCCTGCAGTGTAACGGGAAACTCAGTCAATGCTCCAAGCGCGTCACCAGAAAGCTTTTGGAAGTTCTCGTCAAGAGTGCCAGTTGCGAAGCTGGTTTCATCAAGCAGAGTTTTGACTCCTCTTAGCCCGTTGTCAAACTCGGCAAATTGAGCTGTAGCGAGCGCGATTGTCCCCGTGAATCCGGCAAAGGCTATCGCCCCCGTTTTGGCTATCGTGTTAAAGGTATCCTGTAGAGCTGCAGTCTCTTTTCCGGCTTTAGACAGAGCGTCCTTGTAGCCCTGAATATTGCCGTTAATTCTGATTATCAGCTCATTATCTTTAGCCATCTACGCCTTATTTTTCGCTTGTTTCTGCTTCTCTTTGAGTATGTCTGAAATGTGCTTATCTACAGCCTTGAGAGTTTTTTCTGAGGGCGGAGCTATCTTTTGCCGTTTTTCGTACAGCTCCATTTTTATACCGTGCATTTGAGCAAGCACGGCTGTTTTGTTGTGCGTTCGCCTGTGTATCGCTTCAAGGCAGGCATCCAAAATTTTGTAGGTCATGCCTGTGAATTGCTCCCAAGTATACCCGTACTCGGACGCTATCAGGTCGAAGATTATTGACCAGTCAATTCTTGATGCTTTTTTATCACCGGCAAGATCGCCTCTAGCCACTTTCCCAGGCCCTCCACGTCGTCAAGCTCAGGAATATTGAGCGCGCGACAATTGCAAAGGACTCTAACTAATTGCGCCTTGTCTTTCACGGACCAAAAAAGGGAACGAAATTTTTGCAGCGGAGTAAGATCGACTTTGATTGTTTCGCCAGTATCAGGGTCAATCTTTTCAGCTTCGATATCAGCCGCCACAACCGATTTTTGGCTTTCCAGCGTCAGTTGATGCCAGGCCAGCAAGGAAAGTTTTTCAACGTCCCAATTCACGAAAGCTTCCGAGACTTTCTCTTTGCCGCCAAGCAGCATTTCAGCCGCCAAGTCATCGGCTATAGTGAAGGGTCTTAAGGTGAGTTCTATTTCCGAGACAGTGAACTTCACCTCTTTCGGCTGAAGTTCCTGAAGGTTCATCGCTGAAGTCATTATACGTTCCCTATATATAAAATTTTAGTTAAATCATGCCTGAGCCAAGGGGCATGATTTAGAAGTTAACCAGCCAATCAAAGTTTTTTCTTCCGTCACAGTCCGCATTAATCTCCCCAGGCAATCTGGAATATCCGCGAGACATTGTTCAGGCAACACTTCATTGAATCCCAAAGATTCTAAATAATCTATGCTTCCCGCGTGCAGCCAGAACACGAGAAAATTTTCTCCTCTCTCCCTCTGGACAACCTGTTTGCCGCCTTCCAGTTCGGCTATTATTTCATCTACGTCATTCATGATTACTATCCAAAACAGGTTATCGTTTAGTGTCGTAAAAAGCAGATATCGCCGCGATTTCAGGATTTGACAAAATGCGGGAATAAATTGCGTTTTGACGGAGTTCTCCGATCATCCCACCCGGATCATCGAAAATCGCTCCGCCTAACACGAGATTTCGAGTATTCAAAAGCGGCTGATCAATAGTAGTGTCTAATGCGGGAGTCTCAACTCCGTCAATAATCACGGAAGCTCCATTCGTAACATTGCGGCGATGTTTATAAACAATCGTCTGCAACGATCCCGAAAAACCGGGAAGCCCAAACGTCAAAATGTCGTTAGGCGTTCCAGCTCCGCCGCCCGTCCCGGAATACTGAATTCTCGCTCTGTTGTCTCCGCCTCCCAAAGCCCTTTGTCCGCAAAGGACCGGGACAACGGTGTCAGATCCGCCAGAGTCGATGCCGACAAATACTCTGAAAAAACCATTCGGGTCAGTTGAAATCATTCTGGCCAATAGCACTATTGTAAAATCGTCAACGTTGTTCAACCTGTTCCAGTCAACGCAGGCAAGTTGCGGCCCTTGCACCGGATACTCTACCGCTCCGGTAAGCGCGTTGTAATTCGGACGGCTTATTGCGTAAGGAGCAAACTCATCGTTGAACCCTTCCGAGCTTGTCCATCTGTCGATATTTGTTCCCGACAAGATAAATTTCGAAGGGTCGGAGCCGTCCAGCCAGCACACGCAGCCTGCAATGTCTTTTGGCAATAATGGGCCGGTTTGCACAGAAAAAAAACCGCCTCCGGGCTTCAGAGTCTTCGTCAGCCCGGCAGGAAGCGCGTAATATAGGTCAGGCATGTCTTTACCAGCTTACAATATAAAAATAACCTGAACCAGGAACGGCAGAACTGTATTTGTATTCCAGTACCCCGTTATGCGGGAAAGGATATAAAACCGGACCAATCCCCGCAGGAACTTTTAACTCACTACCAGTCTCGGCAAATCGGACCGTCATTTCAACATCCGTTGAATTATAAAGCATCAGCGTAGTTGAAAACTGATCCGTTCCCAAATCAAGCAATGGAGCAAAGCTCGCGGGGATACTTCCGAACGCCTGTACCGTATTGAATAATTCATTCGTCCGCGAACTGTAAATTGAATTTTGCGTAGGTCTTGTGCTCATGACTTAATTTCCGCAACCGGTTGCAGGTATGATGTGTCGCGCTCTGAAAATGCCGTCTTGATCAGAATCATAAACCAGGTTAGCCGTGATCTCTCCTTCGTTAAAGGCTTTTTCGGCCATGCCGAACGGATAGCCAAGCGCGGTTATCCTGAAGCAGTCAATTAGCCACATCGAGCCATCCGTTTGCTTCTGTGAAGAAATCAGCGCGCCGAATTCCTGAATACATGCGCCGTTTTGCCCGACCAACACCTCAGTTTTCTTGAGAGATGGCGGATTAAGTTCAAATTCGGCAGTGTCGCCGACCGTCATCGCCACAGCTCCAGAACCGCCAGTCAGTACAATTCCCAAGTCGGAAAAATCAACAGTGCCGCCCGTGCCTGGAACCGTGATAGGCGCATCGTTCAACTTTAGAGAGTCATCTATATATTGCAGGTCATCGCCCCTGAAAAAGTCAACATTAGTCAGTCCGTATATATCAATTGTCGTCGCTGATACCGCGACAACTGTATATTTACCGAACTTCAGATTAGCTTCGCCGGTAACGGCGATAACGCCAATACTGGCAATACCAGTTGTCGCGTCATTGACGCTTGTCCCTTGTTTGTTTGCGAATTCGTCCACGCTTCCAGCCGCATTTTCAACAGTCGTGGGAACTGCCCCCAGGAACAATTGAAAAAGAAAATCCGGAACTTCTTTCGGACTCATAACTATTTCCGCCGCGCTTGCGCCAGGCTGAGACGACCAGGGGTAAGGGGCTGATCCGCCTGTCAATGTGACCAGCTCGCCGGTCACATTGAGAGAAGCGTTTCCCAGGACTCGGAAGGTTCCGTAAGGATTTCCCGTAATTATATTGTAGGGAGTCATTGAATGAATCCCGTATAATGTTCTCGGCTTGCTTAAGGGCATTTTTTGACTCCTATATTATTTTTTCGGTTTTAAAGTTCTGGAAAAGAATTTCCGGGATATCGTCCAGCGCGTCGCCTGTCTTGATATCGTAAATCTTGTTGTTAAATTGAAAGCGAAAGTCTTTTTTAGCGATTTTTCCGGAAAACGGCGAGATGGGCAAAGTCTCTTTCTCGCTCAATTCCGGCGTTTTTTCTTGTTCTTCAGGCATAATTTAAGAAGCGATAGCGGTTTTTAGACGCACGCCGCCGACCTTGTAGACCGGGGAACGAGCATTTTCAGCCCACAGGGCCGGGGCGATTGTTACAATTTTAAATTTTGACATGTACGGAAAACGGTCAAAATTTTCTTCAAGTATTTCCTTGAATGCACGAGAATAACGAAAAAGCCGTTTTCTTGTATCACCTTCCGGTGCGTTCAGGTTTGTCCACTGCACGAGAAAAATATAAGTGTTATCTTCAGCCGTAGCCGACGTGATAGAATTCGTCTCCGACATTTCCAGGCCATAACGGACAAGCCAGTCCTGGCTGAATACTCTGTCGTCGAAATCAGTGCTGTTATAGTATTGCTCGTCAGTCGGCACATCCAGGACAACGCCGTCCGCTTTCTCCGCATCGATTTCAGCCAGTTTTGCCGGCAGCTTGGATTTTATCAAGTTCAGCAAGTCGGCCTCAACCGTTTCTATATCACACTTCATTTTACAATACCCATCTCAAAACGGGGATTCCAATTACAATCGCGGCGCAGACGGCGACCAAACAATTTATTTGATTTATAGACATTTTTATTCAGGCAGTTGATTAGCTATGTCCGCATCAATCGTGTTGATGATCTCGCGGACCATACGCTGTGAGAAAAAGAGAAATTTTCTGGCAGGCATTTTGCTTGTTCCCTCCTGCACGTAAAGCGGATATGGCGCGCCCTTTTCAGATTCCGCCCTTGTTCCTACCTCAAGACTTAATTTACCAACACGAGTTATTGAGTCCTTAGTCTGCCCGATAATTGATTTTTTCAGCTTTCCCGAGACTCCCCCGCCTGATACTTTCCGGCCAAGCCGAACGCTGCCCGGAAGCGCGCCCGTGAGAATCGGCGCGCCTGGAGCAAGAACTTGCTTTCTTTTCGCATAAGGCCGTGAAAGCGGCTGGTACTTGCCGGTTCCCTTGAGAATAAAATTTTTTGTCGATTCCTTCTTTATGATCCTTGCGGACTCTCCCATTGAAAAAGACAGGTTCAGCCCGGTTTTTTGGGCTTTATTCAAGGCTTTTTGAAAGGCCTTATCCGCGTCTACATCGTAGGAAATCGGGTTTTGATTATCGGGCATCTCTACAAAGCTTTATATTCTTTCAAAAATTCATCAGGAGACTTCACAAGCAATAGACCGTCTTCTTTCTTGATGATCCAGTCATGCTCAAGCGTTATAATTTGCATTTCAGCACTCTGGACTTTGCAGTTGACTTGCTCTTTGTGACATTTCGGAATCATGAGACTATGAGCCGCGTTTTTCGTAAAATGCCTTAATTTTTGCCAGTTTGACCGGCGAAATTGCAAGGCTTCTACGATATCTCCGGTTAAACCCCGGTACTTGGTAATTACCATAAAGTTAAAGGGATTCCTCTTGAGAATCAGGAACTCCCCATATATTAACAATTTGTCCTATACCCATGTTCAGCGGCTGGCATAACACCGCATTATAAGCCCTGGTCCTGGTTGATATCTTTAACCCCTCGACCCCTGTGACTACTGTTCCATCAAGAAAAACTGGCTCATATCCTGTTGCCCCCAATTTTCGGAGTTCACTTAATTTTTGTTCCAGTTCATTCAATGTAAGCGGTTTGCGGATCATCAAATCATCCCCTACCATTGCGCCGTATCCCTTTCCCAAACCGGGCAAATATTGTTCGTCGCGTTGTAGCTCTGAACGCCTTGCCCGGCTGATCTCGCCACGGCATCGTTTAAAACGACTTTGCCGCTCTGGATATCGGACAGCAAAGTCTTTGCTCTTTTTAAAGAAGTTCCAGAGTTCAAAGTCTGGGGAGTAAAGTTTTCAGGAATCCTGACATCTTTTTTCAGATTCAGAACTTTAGCGACACGGTAAGCGACAAAAGCAATGCTTATGCTCTTTGCAATCTTCAAAGCTTCAGTCCCGGTCAAGGGAACCGTGTAGCGATTCGAGATTGCAGCGTCAATGATTGCTTCCTCTTGAGATATGAATTCAGTTACCTCGTCACTCGTCAACGTGTTAGGCGTTGAGCCAAAGGTAATATTTTTAAATTCGCTCTCTATGTCGTTTACGGTTGCGTATGACATTGATTCCTTGTCTCCTTACTTCTTTATATTTAAGCAACCGCGTCTTTAATCAGATAAGCCGCTCCAACATCAGTTATCAGGTCCTCGTAAGTATGATCTACCTGAATCAGCTCGGAGTTTGGCGGTTCAACCAGCTTGTTTCTAAAAACACGCACTGAGGAAGATTTACGGAGGGTAAACCCTAGAGTCGTTATTCTTTTTGTTCCTTTCATCGGAGCAAAACCGAAAACGATATTTTTTCCCCAGGTCGGCAGCGGATCGCCGAGCGGTTGTCCGCCTTTGGAGGGAGCGTATTGAGACCAGGCCATGATCAACCGGTCAACCTTCATCGCTTTTTTGAGTTCTTCAAGGCTTAAACCGCTTCCCATACCGGACGTATACTTGTACAAGTCCAGCAGGTCAGGGTGATAGCTCAACGCGTTTTCAACGTCCCAGGTTATCAGAGCGAATCCGCCCGGCATCCTGGTGTCTTTTCCGGTTTTGGCGTAAATGGAGGCTCTTGCTGCCCTGAAAACTTCTAAGGGCTTCGAGTTGTCGTAGTCGTTGAATTGATCCGTCCCCGACAAAGTCACATTGTTCGTTAAAACTGAAGTGCTTGTCATACTTGAAGCCAGCGCGAATTCTCTACCAAGCTTCAATCTTTCAGTTACATCCATCGTGGAATCTTCACGCGCCTGGAAAGGTTCAACTTCGTTGCCGATTTCCTCTTCGCTGATCGTGTCTGAAAGACCGTGTTTTTCAAGAATGTAGCGATCCGAGCTTTTGGTATCAACTGTAATTCGGGGATATGTCGCCATACCTCCAACCAAATCATGAACTATCCTAAGATGCTCATTTCCGTATTTTCCAATTAGTCCGGTACTTTTTTTTACGGTGACTCCCGTCAATACCTGATCCGCTACAAGCCCTTCGACGTTGTGCCGCCTGCTTACATTTGCTAAAAGCCGGTCTTCACGTGCGGCGGTTGTTGTTCTTGACATTGTTTATTTTCTCCTAATTTTTCTGGTACAATACCGGGATTAAGTTAATAACCTCATCTGCGGCTGTTGCCGCCTCTAGAGCAATTGCTACAACGTAAACCCCAGCCCCCGCCGTTTGCAGTTTGCCGTTTCCCGCAGATTGCAGCTCCGCGCCGCTCGCAAAAGCCGCAGCTGATATTCCTTTAGCAAAAGAGTCGCCGGGGACACTGACAATAGCGTCTTCAGCAGAATCAGGAGCATTCAGTAAAAACCCATTCCCTTTTTCGTCAGCTGTATCACTAGCGACAATCGCGCCTGATCCGTTATCCTTGACATAAAAATATTGTGACGTACTCAGGTCCGCACCAGCAGGTAAAACAACCGGAGCAGCTCCTTGAACGTATTTCACAGGCAGCACCTCAAATTGATCACCAACCGCCGCGCTTTCCAGGGCAACCGCGCAAACCTTATCCCCGACAATAGCGTTTCTCATCTTGCCTTCCGCGTCGGCCTTCAATGCCACCACGCCGGAGGAAGTCAGCGTAATGACTTCAGCCGCGACACCTTGCGCGCCCCCGCCGGTATCGGCGATCTCGCAAGCTTCGTCCGCCTGCGGATTATTCATCAGAAATCCGAATCCATGAGCGCCGTTCGTGCCGCCAATAACATTTGCTTTTCCGGAGCCGTTGTCGCCTACATACAGATATTGAGATGAGCTCAAATCGACAGCGGCAAGCAGAGACCTTGTGTATCTTTCTTTAGCGTAGCTTCCCATTATGCCTCCTCGTATGCTTTTGACAGTTTAGAGTCTTCAGACAAAACAGCGCGGACAGCGTCGCCATAACTGAGCGACTCGTCAAGCTTCATTTTTTCCTCAGCAAGCTTGTCGATTTTACTCTGCACGTCTCCTCCTTCTTCTTCGCTCTGCGAATTCTTGCCGCTTTCATTCAGCTTGACCGGCTGAGCTTTTGCGGCAAAGTCGGCCATGTCTCCTTTCATGAACGCTTCTTTTTGAGCCGGGCAGACCTTGCCCTCCGACAGCATGGCGTTGAACTGGCCTTCTTTTTTGTCCTTCTCGCGCTCCTCAGTCAGTTTAAAGACTTCTTTTTTCAAGTCGTCAATTCTGCTTTCGCTTAACTTGAGCTTGTCTGCCAGGTCTTCAGAGCCTGCAAACTTCTCTTTAAGCTTTTTGTTTTCCGTTTCGGAGAGCCGCAAGTCTTTTTCGGCTTGCTCAAGCTTCTCGGAGAGCTTGACGTCTTTTTTATCCAAGCCGCATTCAGCCAGGAATTTTTCCTTCTCTTCCGGCGGCATGGCTTTAAATTTTTTGATCAAATCAGGCATATTTTCACCTAAATGTAAGTTAGAGTCCGATGCGCCGGACAGTTTCAGAGACACGCAGGTCCGTTGACCGCTTGTCGATTCGCTTAAATTGACAGCCTCCATGTCTCTTATAAAAGGGATGTTAGTCAAAGCGGCACCCCCCAGCAGAACATCATAAATCTTGCCCGTTTCAGGGTCTTTAAAGTTGTAGATAAATTCAGACGAAACAAATTTAAACTCATTGTCTTTGATTTTTTGCGCTCCCTTTGGTGTCCAATCTACCTGAGCAAAAAGAGCATCATAATTCTGCTCGTCCTTATCGATATTCAGCTCAGTGATCCATCCCGCCGCTTCGTCCCAAATGTTATGAGAAAAATTGAATGGAACTACAGGCTTTCCGTTGAGCTTTTGCCGCCTGCAATCAGCGTCAAAATTCTGCTTAAGCTTTTGCAGGTCGGTGAGAGTGATCTTTAAATCTTCCTCGAACCTTCGCTCAAAGTTGCCGACTCTCAGAATTTCAACGCGCTTCGATTTGTTGTCTTTGTCTATCTTGATAGGCATTTCTAAAACTTTATACTTTTCTCGATTTCTTCAATTTGACTTGGCGTTCCCTGTATGCTCAGACCTGCAGGACTAACAGGCTTGTTGCCTTTTCTTCCTGAAATCTGCGCTTTTATCCAGCTATTACAGTTGTGGTGCAACGGCGGCAATTTATTTGAAGTCACATATTCTTCTTTAGTAAAAACTCTACCGGCAAGCTCTTTGCAGATCGCGGCCTCCGGGCTTGGATTCATAAAGATGAAAGACTCTATCGAGTCAAAGACTTTCTTCTCCTGAAAGATCGCATTTCGCGCCGTGTTGACGGCGGCTGAAACTGCATTCGGCCCGGCTACGCGAACACTCGGACCGGTCACATAATCTTTGACGACTTTCAGCAAGTTGGCTTCCATCTGAGCTTCCGTCGGCAGAATATCAACTTTAGTTGTAAAAGAAAAGAAAAGATTTTTCCTGATATCAGCATCTTGGCTTTCGACAATCAGGTCAGCTTGAGACGCCGCGGCAGCTTTTGAATCGGACGGCAAAGCTTTAATTTCGGACTCTTCGGCAAGCTTCAGCCCTGATCCGGAAAGCTCGCTTTTGACTGCGGCTGTAGCGTTGACGTAGATACCTGCCAGTTGGTCGGATATAAGTTCTTTATACTCGTTTTTTCCGGGAACTTGAAGCTTGTTGACTTCTTTTCTCCTTTTAGCCGGTGAAATGTTTTTATAGATAGTCATCATGCCATTGACAAGCAGTCCGCCCCGCCGCTTCATATTTTTAGACATCATTTCCGAAAGGTCTTTGCCTTTCTTCTCTATGCCCTGCGATATATTGCGCTCTGCAAGGCTGTAATAAATTTCAGCGAGTTTCTTTGCCTCCGACTTTTTGTCCGGCGTTTTCTTCGTGCCTTTAATGTCGATCTCAGGCAGCTTGTAGCGTTGATGAATAATCCTTTGCAGATCGTCAGTAACTTCTATCAGATCACTCCCTGAAAGAATTTGCAGTACTTCAGCAAACTCTTTTCCGGCCTTGTCATTGATGCCTTCAACCGCCAGCTTAGGGTATTTTCTTTGTCTCCCGAAATTCTGGTCAACGAGCATGCGAATTACTTTTGCGTTGACATTGTCGCTGATAGCCTTCGCGTATACCTGAATTCCGGCAAGAAAGATGTCTGATAGGTCGGAGCCTAAAGCCCAGGAACCAGAAGAACCGGAAAGGCCAAGCTCCATGAACCCGGCTAAAACGCTTTTTGCCATTCCCTGATTTTGTCGGCGGATAGCTCGGTCTATCGCTTCGCCGTCGTGGTCAATTTTCAGGGAATCAATTTCAAACCCCTCCGGAACTGTAATGTATTGTTGTTCATGTGCGACAAATCGCGATAATGAATCCTCTAAAACTTTTTGAGCGTCACTATTTTCTTGCCCTCTCGGGATTCTGCCAATTGGTACGCCAGTGGATGCCCGTTCTCCGCCTATCATATCGATTTTTTCCCAGAAATCTTTTCGGATATAATTTCCGTAGATCGGGCGCAGCATTGAAATCCCCTCGTACAAATCGCCCTCCATTTCCGGAGCAATATGCAGGAGAAATTTTCCGGGCATATAGACAGTGTCAGCGCGCTGTGAATAATCGTCCTGCCGAACCTTTAAAAGCGTTCCGTCTCGGTCAATATACCACTCTTCAATAGTTTTCGGCGAACGCCAGTCCAGTCCCTTAATACCTAGATAGGTACCGTAAACTTCATCGTCAAAAACAACTTTATTTGTAAGCTCAAAAAGCGAATACCCAAAGTCTATTGAAGTTAGAGCTTCTCTAAGAAACTTGGTAAAGGTCTTTGGATGTTCATGCGTTCCCATGTCTTCAAAAAGAATATACTGCATGAATTCAGCTATTTTTTTATCTTTTTCCTCTTGAGATGCGGGTTGCATAAACCAGCGAGCTGATAAAATCGGATTTTTGACGATATGCAAAATTAGAGTGATTTGATCGTCACTCCGGCGCATCTTGTCATATTCCTCGGCACGTTCCGTGCCCGTAAGCCTCGGAAGGTACTCTTCATAGAACCGATTCCCGGAAATATCTATTCCAGACGTGCCAATCGGCGCGGTTTTCGTGTCCCTGATTTGCGGATATCCTGTTTTGTCTTTTTCAGTCGCCATAATGGTTTGAGTAAGTGTTGATTTTTCCTGAATATTACAAAAAATTAATGCATTCAGTCAAATAGAGAAAAATAAACTTTTTCATTCTTTGTGCATTTTTTCCCTTGACAGAGAAGGTTTTATTAGAGATACTGTATTTAACAAGTCAAGCAAATCCTAAAAAAACTCTAAGGAGAAAAAATGAAAATTAATAAATCAGAACTTTT